GGGCACACCAGACATGAGCCTGCGCGTTGCATGGGCGCTGCACAAAAAGGGCACGCTGTACCACCTATTTGTATGGTGCAGGCGGGGGCGGGGGTTTCTAACACAGTTTCGGTCATTCGGCCGCTTCCTCAAGCGCCGCCAAGCGGGCATCCTCAATCACCTGATCGGGCGGGCTGAGCGGCCACACAACCTCAGACACACGACTGTACACCGATGGTAGATCCCTGAGTGCCTGCCTGTGGGTAGCCCATTCCTCAGCGGTGTGGTCACCTAAAGCAGCGTCCCCGACCTGTGTCCAGTCCGTGGAGCGCAACAGGCTGTCACGCTGGGAGCGGACCATGCTCATGTCTAGGTCAGCGGCTTCAGCCCGTGCGACCAGTTCTGCTTCTTCGGCTGGTGTGAGGTCGTAGTAGACCCCGTTGACTACTTTTTGTCTTGGCATGGTTGCGCCTCCTAAGCGCCTGTCACGCCGTACAGCGTGAATGTTGAATACTGGACGAAATCGTCTGTGGAATATGCGTCAATGGTTATCTGATCCACAGCCGAAGTGTCGGACCACAACCCAGCAGTCTGGTTCAGCCACCATTCCGAGTCGGTCGTAGAAGCGTTCTCCGCTGCTGAACTGGCGATCATTTGCTTGAAGTTCGCCGTATTGGCGTAATGCGGAATCCAAATCGTCATCGCACCGAACGTGTCTGCGGTCGCCGACGCTGCGGGGGTCATACAGTAATGAATGTCTCCTCGACTCGCATTCTGATTCGTTTCGACAGTGGCAGAGTCGGCACGGATGGTGGTGTGAGAATAGTTGTTGCCCGTGTCGCCGTTCAGAGTGATGTAGACGTTGACGTAGTCATACGCGCCGTCCTGTCGGGCCGAGACTTTCACTAACAGGTGGTCGTAGGACGACGGGATGCTGGTCACATCCCACTCCGATGCTGCTGCACCGAGTTCGGTGTGGTCGATAACAGTGAAAGCAGCCATCAGGAACTATTCAATCCGTAGAGGGTGAACTCAGAACCACGCATCCAAGACCCGTTGGAATCCAACGTGATCGAAGTGATGACCGTCACATCGTCAAACAAGCCGCTCGCGAACCAGATATAAGGAGTAGATGTCGTCAACGAGTTTCCACCCATCGACAGCACAGTCGTGTTCTTGCTGGCGTTTCGGTAATCCAAGATGTCGATGATCGCTGTGCCGAAATCAGCACTATCGACACCGCCCGTGGTGCCACTAATACCATCCCCAGTCGTCAACCGAGGCATCTTCGTGTTGGCCTCACCTGTGTAGGGATTTGCAGAGTTTCCCGTATCAGATGCGGCCATGCCGTGCGTGCTGTAAGCGGAGCCTGTCGTTCCGTTGAGCGTCAAGGCACCCGTTCCCGCCCGATACGGAAACGTGTTGCGGGCCGACATTCGTATCTGTAGATGCTCATAGGTGGACGGGATGCCAGAGAACGTCACCGACGCAGCATCAGCCTCCAAATACGTTGTGGCGATTGCTTCGATCACGGCCATCAGGCCACCATCCTGGGCAGCACACCGAACAGGTCGAAGCGGGACTCATCCAGAATGTCGCCAACGTCGGACTTGAACAGGATCGAAGTAAGGGGAGCCTGAGACTTCCATGTACCGGCCGTTATCTGTACCTTGCCATCGCCATCATAATCCGATGCCGTGTTGACCATGAAGGACTTGTACTTCCCAGAGTTCACATCTAAGAAAGTTGTTATCATCGCCGAGAAAGCATTTGTCGTCGCATCATCAGCAATCAACCCCGAGTAGGCGAGGCCATTCTCGTTCCAATACACGGTCGATACGCTCGACCCGTCGCCGTACAAGGCTTGGATGTGGTAGTTGGCAGCAGTCGTATCGCTGTTGAGTTGCAGCAACGCTGTACGCATCTCATGTCCAGTCCATGCGGTTCGCCAATACAGGATCACGACGAGATCCATGTATTGCGACCAGTCCCCGACCTGACCGTCATCCGTTGAAGTGAACGTGACGGACGCCGCGTCCGCTCCAAGCGTCGTAGACGCCAAAGCGACCCATGCCTCACCGTCAGTGATAGCGCCCGTCGTGGCGTCGATATATGCGGGAAGGGCCATCAGGCGACCTCGTATCGGATGATGACAATGCCCGCACCGCCATCTGCGGCACCGACATCAGCGGCAGCCGCACCGCCGCCACCTCCCGTATTGGGTACACCCCCGACGGGAACGGCGCCGCCCCCGCCTGCTTTACCGCCGCCGCCGTTGCCACCTGCCTGAGCGTTGTAGCCGCCACCGCCACCTGCGTAATACGGCGTGCTAGCCGTTACCCCGTAACCCGTAGCGCCTACGCCACCAGCACCGCCAAGCGTTCCTGCGGCACCTTTGCCGCCGCCTGATCCGCAGGCAGTACCAGCACCAGTTCCGACACCGCCAGCGTTGCCCTGTCCTGCTGTGGCCGCACCAGCCGCACCGACCGTGGAAGGTGAAACCCCGCCACCACCGCCGCCCGAGCCACCCAGAACACCGTCCTCGTTGGCCCCCCAAGCACCGCCCGTACCCCCACCGACTACGGCTGTCTGCCCGAGGGCTTCACTGTTCACTCCGTTGGTGCCACGGGTGCCACCTGATCCCGTGTGACCAGCGCCGCCCGTTCCGACAGTGATCGTGTACGTTCCCTCGCTTACGGCGACACCCGTGCCCGTGGTCATACCACCAGCGCCACCGCCGCCGAACCCACCGTTACCGCCGCCGCCTGCGATCACCAACCAGTCCACATCAGCCGCACCAGAAGCCACAACAAACTTGCCTGAACCACGAAACGCATGAACCCGATACGTCGTCCCAGAATCAACGTACTGGGTGATGATCCCGCCCGTAGCGATAAGAAGCGGAACAGCCCCCTGATTGGAGACAGCACCAAGGAGGGCGGTGAGGGCCATCTAGCCGATGTTCCCGAAGATCGTCCAAGTGTCGGCCACGATCTTCACCGCAGCCACAGTCGTGTACCTGTCCGCGCAGGTCAGCGTGGCACCCTTGGAGTTGACGGTCGCCCCGGCCCCAGCAGCAAACGTCAGGGTGCCCGCGCCGTTGCGCTCAAAGATGATCTGAGTACCTACGGGGAAGGCGACATCGGAATCCTGCGGCAGCGTCACCGTCATACCGGTGCCGTGCGTACATAGGATGTAGGCCGAAGCGTCGGTCAGGCCCGGAGTACGGGTCGTGGTCGAGTCGGTGATGACGTTCAGATACGTCGTCGTCGTCCCTGTGACGGTCAGCGCGTCGGTGATGCTCACATCGCCGTCGGCCACCTCCAGAGCGTTTTGCCCGTCGGTTCCCGTGATGACGAGTTTCTCGTCGCTGGCATCCCAGAGGAAGTTGTCCGAAGCGGTAGCCGAGTGGAAAGTCACATCGGCACCTGAGCCGTCCGAGCCGACCGTCAGCGTCCCGCTAACAGCGAGCGTCCCGTCACCGATGGAGACGTTGCCATCTGTCACATCAAGAACGGTCGCCGCGTTGGTGCCTTCAAGGATCAACTTTTCTTCTGACGAGTCCCACATGGCGTAGTCGCCTGCTGTGTCGGAGTGGAAGGTGACATCCACGCCAGAGCCGTCAGTTCCCATGTCCACCGCACCCGTCACGCCAAGTGACGTGAGGGTGCCGACTGCTGTGATGTTGGACTGGGTGGCACCAGTGACGGTGGCCGCAGTCCCAGACGCATTACCTGTGACGTTCCCGGTCAGAGGACCAGCGAAAGCGGTCGCCGTCAACGTCCCAGTGCCAGCGTTGTAGGTGGCTCCTCCGTCGGTCTTTGGGGCGAGGTCCCCCGTGGCGCTCTCAAAGAGGGCCACCGAACAGGTGGTGTCCGTGGTGTCAGCAACAGTAATGGTGCCTGGGACAATGGCTGCTGTGCCGTCAAACGACGTGCCGCCAATGGTTCGGGCTGTTTCAAGGGCTGTTGCTGTCGCCGCGTTACCGGTTGCACTACCAGCCGAACCTGACACGTTTCCGGTTACGTTGCCGGTTACGTTGCCGGTTACGTTGCCCGTCAGGTCGCCTGTCACATCGCCCGTCAGGTCGCCTGTCACATCGCCCGTCACATCGCCGGTTACGTCACCGGTCACGTTTCCGGTCACGTTTCCGGTCACGTTTCCGGTTACATTTCCGGTTACGGCGGCGGTGACACCGCCTGCGATAGTTACAGCACCTGCCGAGTCGATCACCAGCCGGTCGTTGGTGCCAAGTGTTGCGTTGTCTGAAATCTTGAACTTGTCGGAGTCGGAATCGTCTATACCGATAGTGAACGTCTCACCGGTGCCGTTGTCCAACGCAAACGACAAATCGGCGTCGTGTTCCGAACCAGTCAACGAATAGATACGAACCATCTGATCCGACGAAGCAGCCTTCGCTTCGACATGTAAGGCTGCACCCGGAGACGCTTCGTTGATGCCGACCCTGTCGT